GAAGAAGCAGTATTCACTTGCTGCTGTAACTGCACCAGACCAGTTCAAATCATATGAAGATTTGAAGAAGCGTTTGGACTATGTTCTAGGACATAAGCAACCAACACGTCGTGTATATGACGAAGAAGTTGCAAATGAGGATAACAGTCGTGGTTCTTATGCACCAGATTTTAATGCTCGTAAGGCAGAAGCAACAGTGGCTGCAGCAGTTTCATCACCAGCATCGGAAGATGAAGATGATGCACTGAAGTACTTTCAGAAACTAGCTGAAGAGTAGTTATTGATATAGTCTAATATTTTCTGCTTTCTTAAGGGATTTACTGATATATTCAGTAGATCCTTTTTTATATTTCATCATCTCAGATAGATCATCAATGACTAATGAAACGTACATTGGTTTTAATAAAAATATATTTCTTTTATCATCTTCAATCTTTGATTCATATTCATAGTTTGTTATTGGAGTAACTAATGATGTATTGTATTCCTCATTATCAGCTTTAGATAGAGTTACATAACCATCAACTAACCAATCATAGTATGAAAGAGTATACTCTGGAGAAACTGTTAGTCCTTCTGCTAATATTTCTACATCATTACTGTTCTTAATTTGTTTTGTTTCATAATGATGAATTCCATTATAAATTCTGTCATAGGTATCAGTATCTGAATCACCTGACTCAGTATATTTACTAATAAGATAATTATCAAATGACTGTTGAGACATAGGCCATTCTGATTGAATGTTAATGATATTGTTACAAACTAAAACCAACCAATCTAGATTAGAATCATCATAGAAATCGTAGGCAACATTGTCTGGTCGATCATCACCACTGATTTTATATTTTGTAAAGACAGAAAGGTCTTGGAAAATATCCTCTCTCAATGTAGCTCTCTTAAAGAGGTTTTTTACTTTCATATAGTCACCTATTTTTGCATTAGGTAACCTACTTACATAATCAATGTTTGGAATTCGTTTAAAGTAATTTGACATTTTAGTAACCTATACCTGCTGAGTCTGCTCCACCTTTTAGATTTCCCACGGCCATTGGGCCTTGTCCATTGGAGAAGAGAGATGAATCATTTAGATTGGCATTTTCTCCATCTTTATCTAGTGTATCATAATCATCATTAAAGATAGGATCAAGTTCAGTAAATGATAATGATATTTTGTACTGGGTCATTGTACCATCACGGAATGTTGAATAGTTATTATTAGGTGTGTAGTCAGTAGAGAATTCAGTCAATGCACATTCCTTAAATCTATTTAAGTTATATGCATTATTGATATATTCTATTTGATAGATGAGTGGAGTTCTTAGGAAGTATCCCTTTACAGTTCTTCTTGGTGCGGATGATTGTTTAAATGTTCTTATGATTTGTTTGACAGTTTGTGCTTCTTTTGCATTACGTGGAGATAGACTGAAATCAAATTTAAAACTTCTTAACTCAGGTTTCTCGAATAGTAGTTCTACATTAGGATTCATCACTGAACCTTGTCTTCTTATTAACTGTCCACCAACACCTGCTATATTTCCTGCAATTGCCTGTGCTGCAGTACTAGCAGCATCACTAGCACCTATATCATTTGCTAGGTTTTTCATCATATTTCCTGCGGCATCAGCACCCTCAAATGCTGCTAGTGCTAGTTGTGCTCCTACTGCTTCTGCTGCAGTTATTTTACCTTCACCCCATCCCATTCTATTTGAATCTTTTATACCACTTGATATAGGTAAGATTACAGATCCCATGTTAAATTTATGAAGAGCTGCATTACTACGATCTCTTTCTTTTAAAACTCCTGGTTGATCTTTATCCCATTCTCTTGGTTTAAAATCTCTGATTGTAAATTTTATAGCATCTTGATCTTCATCCATTTTTTCTGGATATCTGAGATTGGGGAAGAATTTTCTACCCTTAGCTTCCATTAATTTTTCTTGTTCTTGTCTTGCTACCCCTCTCATAGTACTTCCTTCAAGTGGATCTATATTTGTTGTTCCATCATTCATTAAATCATTAGACATTTTTTTACAAGATGCTAATCTATCTTGTTTACTAACTCCAACTGCTTCATTAGTAGCATCATTAAAACATTCTTTTTGAATCATATTCTTGGAGTTTTTGATTACAGTATCTAATGCACCGCTATCAAGATCTCCGAAGGCTTCTTTTTCATATAATCTTGCTCCATCATCTAATGTTAGTTTTTTATCTTTGGGATTATATACACCTACCTTTCTATCTCTACCAAATTCATTGTTATATATTTCTATTTCTCCAGTCTTTTTATTAACAAGCGTAAAATATTTCTCATTCCTACCTTTACCACTCACTATAGGTTGGAATTTATTTTTATCATTGTCGTTGCCAAAATGGGTTTCTGGTTTAGCTGTACGTCCAAGACCTAATAATGCCATTTATTCTAAAACTTTTTTATTATTTAGCGAGGATTAAGTATGTATTTACCATAGGGTATGGCAAGTAGGTCATCTAGTTCATTTTTTTGAACAATATAGAGTTGTCCTGCTAACTCATTCCATGTATAATTTCTATATTTTCTCCAATGAAAGTTAAGTCCTCGGAATCCCCATGAGAATAATTCTACACAAGCAATCAAAGGATGTTGATCATATGATTCACCAGGAGTTTTAGCATTATATACAAAGGTATAGAAATTTCCTACATCAGGGACAGGAGTAACTGTGTCATTTAGAGCATCCATTATTTCCAGCATCATTTCTTCTGGATCATTGGTTCTATTGTTTAAGTCACTAAGATATTGTCTGATACGATTATCTTCTGCTTCTTCAGCAGCATTGAATCCGAAAGAGTCTGTCATGATGTTATACCAAGTTCTCTTTCAGTAATAATTTTAAATTCAATTCTTTTATCTTTGCACCATTCATTAGCTGCTTGCCATTTTGCTTGGTTGGTAGCATATGTTTTGCATTCGTAAAGGTATGATGGAGTCACCTTTTTTCTTTTCCTCGGTGGTTTGGTTTGCTTAAATGGTTTGACTTCAATTACATATGTTTTAATTTTACCATTATTTTCTTTTACCTTTATAATAAAGTCTGGAAAGTATCTGCGAACCTTCCCATCAGGAGCACGGTAGGGTATAAAGAACTCTTCACTTCCCCATTGTAAAATATTTTCATTTAGATCACAGTAACCACAGAATTTAGTTTCCCAAGAACTACGACATATAATATTATTAACATCACCTTTATATTTTTTGGGATTTCTCGGCTTGTAAATACTCTTTTTACTCTCTGACATACATAATAAATAACATTGTAAGTTAAATATTATTTAGATGGCAAAGTTGGGGGTAACACCAACCCATAAAACGGTAGATGATCTAAGGAATACTATACTATCACCCTCATTAGTTCCATATTTTGAGGTTCAATTTCCTGTGCCAAGTTTTTTATCTAATTTGAATTCAGGATCAACATCTCCTTATAATTATTTGACATTATTATGTACAGAAGCAGTATTACCTGGAAATAGTTTAGCAACATACACAACAGATAATGATTACACAGGTGTCACAGAGAAGATGCCTCATAGAAAAGTATATGATCAGAATTTAAATTTAACTTTTTATGTTAATGCACAAGAAGATGCTTACTATCCAATAAGATTTTTTGAAAGTTATATATCTTATATTGCAGGAGAAGATCCTAGTGATGCATCTTCATTAGATAGGTTAAGAAATCAAAATTATTTTTATAGGATGTCTTATCCCGATGAGTATATGATAGATGGATTGTTAATTAAAAAGTTTGAGAAAGGTGGAAAGATCGTTCCTCCTACATCAGATAAGGTTAATGCAATAGATAGACAATTAACATATGAGTTTCTTAGAACTTATCCTACGGCTATTAACTCAATGGCATTAACATATGGTGATGCACAGGTATTAAAATGTACTGTTTCTTATTCTTATATACGATATGTTCAACATAATACATTCGGTACAACTAGGGTAGAACCTACTATGTCTAACATAGTTGCTAGTGTTCCTGATACTGATCCAAATAGTCCAAACACTACATTAACTAAAACTCAAATTGCTCAAGCATTAGCGATTGAAAAAGAACAAAATGGGAATAATATTACCGTCGTTGGAGGTCTAAGTGAAGATCCTAGTACTCCGCAGGGACAAATAAACAATAAGAATGCTCAGAATGCTATGGATCCTAAGTTTCTACCAAACATTAAATAACCCTACTAAATAAATACACTGACATTGTTATAAACATATCATGCCATTACCAAAGATTGCGACCCCGACATATGAGTTGGAACTACCTTCTACAGGAAAGACAGTTAGGTATAGACCTTTTTTAGTTAAAGAAGAAAAGGTATTATTGATAGCTCTTGAAAGTGAAGACACAAAACAAATTACTAATGCTATTAAAGCAGTAATTAAGAACTGTGTTTTGACAAAGGGTATTAAGGTTGAGTCATTACCTACTTTTGATATAGAGTATTTGTTTTTGAATATTCGTGGTAAGTCTGTAGGTGAGGTTATTGAGGTCAATTTAATATGTCCTGATGATGGTATTACTGAGGTTAAAAAGAATATTCCTATTGATGATATTAAAATTCAACGTACTGATGAACATAACAATCAGATAAAACTTGATGATAATATCATGATGGAAATGAAGTATCCTTCTCTAGAGCAATTCATTAAAAATAATTTTGATTTTAATGAAGGTGCTAATCAGATGGATCAATCATTTGAATTGATTGGGACATGTATTGATAAGATCTATACCGAAGAAGAGGTATGGTCAGCATCTGATTGTACT